TTTTTATAGCCGGTCCAACGCTAGACCTCTCTTCTATCGAAGGTAGCTCAGCCTTGCGCCGTTACCGAATACCGGTTATCATATCTAATATTGATATAAAGACCGTCGCGGAAACTATGATTGACAAGTTTACCGCGCCGATTATTAACACGGAGGCATAAACAATGTCAGGGAAACTTAGTATTTCCAATTTTATCCAGGTGACGCTTTTGGCGGCACTGCGAGGACTCGCGGACGTTAATACCTCCGCGCTCGCTTTTTTCGCTGATGAAGTTCCCATCCCCACTAATTACGGGGATTACGGAATATATAACGGACCAGACGGTGTCGCTGACGATTTCGGCGCAAGCTCGGACGCGTATCGAATCGCCGTACAAGTTTTTAGCCAGTCCCCTAACATTATGTCGGCGGGTGGCTATTTGGTTATTATCCCCCGGAAGGCTTCCGCTCCCGCGAGTGCAGCAACCGTTTTAGGAACCGGCCCGGTAGACCTTACCGCGCTAAAGGCTACGGATTACAAAATTAGCCTTGCTATTGACGGCGCGGCCGACGCTGATATCGTTATTGGCTCGATTGATAGCTCTTCGCTTCTGCTTGCTACCGCTTCCCTCAATCCTACGGCTTTGGGCACTGCTGGGGCAACCATAGAAGTTACCGGCGAATTGACGGCGGCAAACATAACCCTTGTATCAAAAACAACCGGGGCAACTTCCGCGCTGACTGTAGGTTCTGCCGCCGCAACCGATATTTCCCCCTCTCTGAAACTGGCAGGACACGCAACCGGTGCGGCAACAGGAACGGAACGCCTGAAAGACGCGATCTTGAGGGCTTCCGGTATTGTGCCTTTCTTCGGGATTATCTCGACAGATAAACCGGCTGACGCTTTATTCTTGGAAACCGCGAAAACAATACAGACTATGGATAAATTGTGGATTGTAGGCTCTCCTACCGCTGCCGATATCAAGGGCGTGTTTACCACTATATTGAATGCAGGACTTACCCATACCCGATGTCTTTTTTATTCCTCATCGGCAGATGATGCGTTTGACTTCGCCGCGGGGTATGCCGGACGGGGACTTTCGATTGACTTTTCGGGATTCAATACCGCTCACACAATGCACGGGAAAGACATAACGGGCGTTGTAGGGGATCCGGGTATGAATCAAACGATTCTGACTGACTGCAAAAATGCCGGTGTAGATTTTTACGGAGACTTTGGCGTTCCGAAAGTCTTTACCTCCGGGGCAAATCAGTTCTTCGACCAGATTTATTCCCGGCTTGCCCTGAAACTCCGTATTACCATTGCCGGGTTTAACTTTCTGGCAACGACTAATACAAAGATCCCACAGACCGAGGAAGGCATGAACGGACTGAAAGGCGCATACCGGAAAGTCCTTCAGCAATTCGTACAAGCAGGCGTATTCGCGCCCGGTACTTGGAATTCCTCGACCCGTTTTGGTAACCCCGAGGATCATGACCGGAACATTGCCGGATTTGGGTACTTCATTTATTCCTTGCCGATTGCTTCGCAACCGCAGGGAGACCGTAATGCGCGAAAGGCTCCGGCGACGTACATAGCGTGTAAAGACGCCGGTGCAATTCATTCGGCCGATGTGTCCGTGATGATTGAAAGCTAAAACAGCGGCCCGTCACTCGGCGGGCTTTTTAACCCTTCAAGGGAAAGGAAATTAAATGAGCGTAGCACTTACTGGAAAAGATACAACGATACTGGATTCGCGGATGCTGACTGATTTCGCAACCGGAGACGTTGTCAATATTGAAGCGCCGAATAACCTTGTTGAACTCAAGCAGGGTAAAAACGGTAACGCAATCTATGCGTATAACTCTACGGGAAAACAGGTAAACGTCACGATTCGCGTAATTCGCGGAACGGCTGACGATAAATACCTTGCCTCCCGTATGCAGGAATATATCAATGACCCGCCCGCGTTCATCCTGATTTCAGGAGAGTTTATTAAACGCTCGGGCGATGGTAAGGGAAACATTACCAATGAGGTATATACCATGAGCGGTGGAGTCATTCAGAAAATGCCAGGCGGGAAAGAAAACGTCGAGGGGGATACCGAACAGGCAATCTCCATTTACGTGATTGTGTTCTCCAATGCCGACAGAGTGATGGGTTAAGGTATGAATATTTCAGGAGTGGATATTCATATTGAGACCGCGTCCTTTCAGGACGCTATGGCGCTACAAAAAGCCCTTGGGCGTGCGCTCAAGGGTCAGAAACTCGACCTTGGTGGAATTTCTTCTGATATAGTCAAGAAAGATGAAGCGGGGAAAATAGATATCGGTTCAACGGATTTATCCGGAGCCGGGGGAATCGCGACAACGGTTTTCAACCTTCTTTTAGGCCCGGCGTGTTCCGATGAAGTTGAAAACGCGGCAATGAGCTGCGCGAAGAAATGTTACAAAGAACAGGGAAAAGAGGCGATTAACATAGACTTCTTCGAGAAAGCAGACAATCGTCCTTTGTATTATCCCATCATGATAGAAGTCATAAAGGCCAATTGCGGCCCTTTTATCAAAGGCCTCGTTTCGTCGTTCGGGGACCTCGGGGCGATATTCGCAAAAGGCCTGATACAGAAGTAAACGTTGATGATGTTGACCTGATTGCTTTGCGGTTGGCTAAGGCGGGTTATTACGGTGGCGATCCTGGGGATGTTAAAAATGCGCCGGTGGGTGACGTTCTCAACGCCTTAGCTTACGAGGGGTTTGTTTCTGAATATGAAGCGGTCGAATATGAATTGAATAAATAAGGGTTTCGGCCCGGCTCGGCACGGGGTGCTATCACTCCTACCCGTGCCGGGTTTTTTTATTGCTCAGTTGATAAAAGACCAGATCGCGTGTACTATTAAAGTGCGGGGAGGGATAAACTATTAATATTTTAGAACTTTTCGCCCACATAGGTTTAAAAGCCGATACCGGCCCCGCCGAAGCCTTCAATAAATCCCTCACGGGCATGAAGAATATGCTCGTCGGAACGATTGCCGGGACACTATCTCTCTCTGCGGCGATAGGGGCGGTCAACGATCAGTTTAACCAGTCTCTCGGGATGCAGAAATTCGTAGATGATACGGGCGAATCTGTGGAAGAGATGCAGAAATGGAAAGCCGTCGCGCAGCAAGTTTCTGGGGCTGGGGCAACGGTTGCGGAATCAATCAAGGCAATTTCTTCCAATCAGGCTAAAATCCGGCTCGGTCAGGGGAATATATCCGGCTATCAATTACTCGGTATTGATTCCCGTTCCGATCCCTTCAAGGTTCTGGAAGCAATCAGGACGAAAACGCAAGGACTCTCGCAATCAATGCGCCGGAACATAGCCGGGCAATTTGGTATTTCGAATGACTTGGTAAAAACGCTCGAACTGACCAATGCACAATTTGACGAAATGGCGGCCAATGCGTTTGTTATTCCCTCGTCTAATCTTGACTCAATGAACAAAGCCCGTGCCTCGCTCGAGACAGTGAAGAACGCGGCGAACTTTTTACAGGCTAAATTCGTTACGGCTTTGGCTCCGTCCATAGATTTAATCTCGAAAAAGATAGCCGAATTCGTACGGAACTACGGGGCGAAATTGTCAGAGTGGATACAAAAAACCGTCACGATGATCATTCGCGTGGCTGACCTTATCAATAAAACAATACAAAGTACGATAGGCTGGAAAAATGCCATATTAGCTTTGGCGGCAATATTTATAATGCTGAACGCCTCGGTAATGCTCCCCGTAGCCGCCTTGGTTCTTTTTATGGCGATTCTTGAGGATATCTATCTCTACTCCCAGGGAAAAGACAGTTTAATCGGGCGATTCCTCGAAGGGTTCCCCGCGCTCAAGAAAGTGTTCGACGGCTTTCTCGATGTTGTCAAATTGGTTGCCGAAGCGATACACTCCATTTTTACCGGGGATTTCTCCAAACTGGACGAAATGACCAAGAAATGGGGATTGTTTGGGGATATTATTTCTGCTATTGCTCACTCGCTTGAATTCGTAAAGGAAACCTTATCCCTTAAAAACGTGTCGGGCGCGTTCGGTGGACTTGGAAAAGATGTTCAAGAGCAGGGATTAGGCGGGGCAATAGAAAAACAGTTCCAGCTTTTCGGCGGTGAATTGACCAGCATGAAGGATAATATCGGGGCATGGTTCTCTGGACGCTCTCCGACTCCCGCGCCCGTAACAGCTACGACCAACACGACAATAAACATAAACGGGGCAAAAGATCCAAAGGCAACCGCGCAAGAGGTGCAAGCCGTTGTTACGAAGTCGAATCAAGACGCCTATAATAAGCTGTCGGGGAGT